CTTTGGCTTTGCCGTCTATCATTGCTTTGCCTTTGTAGTCGGGATGTTGTTCCGTCTTTTTGTAGTCGTTCTTAAAAATTGCACCTGTGTTGTCTTTCTGTTCCATTTACTTTATGGTTTTACTTAAAATATATGCGCTTAACGTCTTTCGTGTGCGCCTTGCTTTCAATTCTAAAAGCTTCTTTTCTTCGTCTGTTACTCTTAATGTAATGACTTTACTCTTTCGTGTTTTCATTCAATTAGTGTTTGGTAATATTCTCTACATTCTTTTACTCTGTCGTAGATTGCTTTTACTACGTCTTTGTCATATCTTACTTCAAACGTTTTGATTCGTCTTTCTGCAGGTATGTTGTCGAAGTTGTGTTGTGCTTCAACGTGGTTACGCAGTTCTTCGTTTTCGTCTATTAAGTGTTCTTTCCAATGCGCACGCCTTACCTCATCTTCTACCATAAGTTCGGGTGTGTTAATTAAGCAGTAACATAAGTAAGCTTTACGTTTTTGAGTAAGTGCCATATAACCTTGCAACTGAAAAAAATAATCACGATTAGGTATGTCTTCAGCAAAGAATGGAAACGTTGTAGCATCCCAAGAAGATTTAACGTCTAAGATTATATCCGTGTTTACATCGGGCGTTCCTGTAAGAAAGTCATTAGTAAAGTGTTCTTCATTCTTGTACATAAATCCCAAGTCTAAAACGCTTTCGCATAGCTTTATACCATCGTCTTCTACTTGATTACCTTTGTCTGTGTACCTACTGCTAAACTCTTTACGTTTGCCGTACATTTCTTCTACTGCAAGTTCTTGTAAGTATGTCTTGCAAGTCTTACTTAGTGTTTCGGTTTTACTTCTACTGTTAGTCATTATCTTACCAATAGAAGAACATCTAATTTTTAACATAACTCAAGTGCTTTAGATTGTGAAGTAGTTAGTGCAAACTTGTCTGTAAGTTTGTCTTTCGTGATTTTGCCGTCTTGTACTGCTTTTAACGCATCTTTAAAGCGTGGTGCAGTTAGCTTGTCTTTCTTAACTACAGGTACTTGCTCACCTGCTGCATCCGTGTCTTTGTCAGTTACTAAACCAAGCGCAGAAGATAGTGCGTAACGTCTAAAGTAAGTAACGCCAGAACCGAAGCTTTGATAGTCGTTCATACCTTTTAGCGTTGCTTGTGGAATAAGTGTGTTACTTTCTAACGTCTCACCGCTTTCAACGTGAAAGATAATAGTGTTTAAGTAGTTATCTTCTTCGTGTGTGTTAATTAGTTGTGTGAATCCTAATCCGTGTTTGTTTAGTAATGGGTTAATCTTGTCAAAAATCGTAGGCAAGTCTGCATAAGAATAACCATAACCTTTTGTGCCTTTAAATATTGGCTTTACTTCTTGCTGAAAAGCTGCAAGTGCTTTAAATAAATGTTTCATAGTGTATTTAATTAAGTGTTTGTGTATACAAATATAGTGTTTTTATTTCATATCTTTTACTTTTTGTTTGTACAATTCTATTATGTCTTTTAATTCTTCTCTTGTGTACTTGCGTGTCTTGTGTGCTTCTTCGTGTAGTTTAAACAGTTCTTCGCCTCCTATTCGTTTTTCTATACCGATTTGATAATTCAATAGATCACCGCTTTTATCTTTGTTGCACGGTCTACTACATTGTGCGTGTACGTTTAGTTCTGAAAATCTGACTGCATTGTGTCCACCTGCAGAAAAATAGTGACCTGCATCTATGTTTCCTTTGCGTAATGGCTTACCGCAAGAAATACACGGATAACCTTTTGCTTCGTCTCTTGCTCTTATATATGCGTTAAAATAAGTCTGTGCTTTTTTTGTTAAGCTTTGCACCGTTTCAAGTTCTTCTTTCAATTGCTTCTTTTCTTTCTTCCAGTTCTTGACCTTTGCAGTTTCTACCCATACTTTAACGCATTCAGACTTAAAGCAATATTTTTGATTAAAATGCTTGGCTTCGTATTTTTCTTTGCAGTTTTTACAACGTGGCATCTATGCAACTTTTTAATATTTCAAAACAAAGTTCTTTCGGTATTTTACTTCTTTCGTAACTGCCTTTTTTTCCTTGCGTTCCTGTTTTGCTGCCTCTTGGCGCAACTTCGTGATGACATTTTTGATTGCCATTAAAGCATATTGGTCTTGGTCTCCATCCTTTGGGATTAAACATCGTGTTTAAGTGATTAGTAAATATGTCTGTCGGTTTTGCTCTGTTATCTCCATACCTACAATACCAAACGGTTGCACGATCACTAAAATTAATAAAAGGCATTTTTCTATATGCGCCTCTTGGATTTTCAATAAAATATTTTAAGCTTGGATTGATTTCTAAATACTCTTGTATTAATCTAATCATATTGTTGTTCAATCTGTCGCATTTATTAGCATAGTCGCTTTTTGCAAGTAATGTATGTTCGTATCTGTGATGGCTTATTGCAGCTATTGAATAAGTTGTGCAATCAGGTGATGACCAAATGATATCGGGAATAAAAGGAATATCTTCTTTTGTTAAGTGTTCTATGTCTGCTATTAAATCAATGTTTTCGTATGCAGTCCAATCAACGCTAAAAACTTGCATTCCTAAACTTTCGGCTGCTTTGCCTATTGATCTACTTCCTGCGTGTAACTCTAAAACTTTCATTCGTCTTTTTGAAATATGTAAACTTCTTCTACGTTACAATCTATGTTAGTGCATAAGTGTACGTTTATTACTCCTTCGCCTTCTAAGTTAAAGTCTTCGTATTCGTGTTGCTCTTGCCATTTTATTGGCTCTCCGCATTGTGGACATTTCATAATTCTAATTTATTGTCGTTTATAATTTCTTTTAGCTTGTCGATTTCGTGTTTATGTTCTGCTATTATTATTTGGTTTCTCAAATTAGCTTTACATTCTAAATAGTATTCTTCTTCAAAGTTTCTAAAAACAGAATTAAAGTGTTCTATGTCTTGTAAGCTTTCTTTCATAGAATTTATTAAGTCTGTTCTGCTTTCGTGTTTTTCTACAAGTTCGTCAAGACTTGCTTTAAACTTTATAATCGTAGTTTTTAAGTTAATCTTGGCTTTTAATATCTCAAGTGTGTTCATAGTTTTGGTTTATAGTCCGCAGTAACCACTATCGCAGTCGTTAAAGTCATCGTCAAAAAGAGAATGCTGAGATTTGTATTCCTTAATTTTATCGTAAGTTATTCCTGTTTTCCAAGTTGAAGCATTTGCCTTTCTTTCTTTCTTAGCAAACCATTCGTATTTGGTAGGTTGTTTATTACTCATATGTTTAAGTAATAATTCGGGTCTATGAAAACATCCAACACAGTTATTCATATATGCAAATCTAACAGGTTTGTCTTTCCAATATTCCTCTATATTATCTTTAAATATACCGTCTTTAATTAAAGGAAATTCACAAATTCTATACGGCAAAGTTTTCCATTTGTTACGTCCGTTCTTTTCTCCAACTTTAAACTTAAAGCTTTCAAATCCGTTTTCCATTCGTTCAATCATATTTTTTGCTCTCCTTTGCTCATTTGCTCTAAATCCTATACGCATCTGTACAGGTAAATCTGTGTTTTCATAACACCATTGTGCAATGGGTTCAACTTTCATTTTTACCGTACAAATTCTTTGTACCTTATTAGGTAAGAATTGTTTACCGTTCTTATTCATTATAACATCGTCAAAAGTGTCTGCACTAAGCCAAGTTATCTCACTACCTATATATTGCTCTAAATCTAACATTGTGTAGATAATCGCATCTTCTTCTAAAGTTCCTATAAACTCCTTTCCTATCCTATCGGAAACCTGTTGTCTTATTTTAGCATCGGGAAACATACAACTAAAATCATTAGTTCTGACTAAACTAAATATGTTATAATCTGCAGGATATTCTTTTGCTATATAACTTGACGTCTTACCTCCCGAAACGCTATTTACTGTAATCATCGTATATTTTTAAGTGGGTTTACGCCTCCTATTTCAAAACCTAAACCTCTATTAAATTCACAAAATATATAATCTTCTAACAACGTTTGTTGTCCTCCTGTGTCTGTGTCTTTTATTTTGTCTACAGAAATTAAAGTTACATATTTCATAGATTCGTGTTTTACTAAGCGGTGGACGGTTATAAAATCGTCGCATCTATTTAAGAAGCTTTTACCTCCTTCTATGTGCGCAGCCATAGGCGGTTTAAGGTGACCTGCCCAATTGTGACCTACAGGAAATATGTTTCCACCTCTACCACTTTCAGAAGTTGGGTGCGTGTTTATGTAGATAGTCTTGCCTGTTTCGTTTACAAATTGTCGTGCCATATTTAGAAATTCGTAGTTACCTTCGTAACCCATTTTTCTATCAAGTCCTGTGTATGGGTCAATCAAACAAGCATCTGCATCTGACTTCCTAAAAAGTTCTAAAAGTTCTGCAGGTTTGTAAAGTTTTGAATTGTCTATAAAGTCAAAGTATTGTTCTAAGTATGTAGCTGCACTTGTTATTTGTTTATGACTTAAAGTCTTGTACGGTTTACCTGTGTACATTTGTATCATATCACGAAGAATCTGTCCGTAGCTATTTTCTCCTGCCCATAAGCAAAACTTTAGTTCGTGTTTAAGTGCAAGTGTCAAGAAGTAGAAAAAGACGAAGTACGATTTTCCGACATTATCGTGTCCTAAAATTATATTTAGTTGTTTAGGTTTAAATACTATGTGCTTGTCAAGTTCACATCCTAATTCTAAACCTTGCTTTATCTTACCGTCTCTGTAGTCA